TGATGGTGAGGAAGCCAGACTGGATGCCTGTGGAGTAGGCAGAGAATCTTGACTGAATATCTGCTCGCAGAAGACCATTCATGTTGAAGCGCAAGAAGGCATCAGCGCCACCAGGGTAGCGAGACATCAGAGGAGTGAACGATTCTTCTAACAGTGTGGTGTATGGCCTCAATGTGTGAGTGACAAATCCGAGCATATTCTGCTCCACGCTACTGTAAGTGTTGGTGCCTGGCAGATTCAGCATGTGAGAAGGAATACGCCAAATCCTGGCAACATCCTCTACAGCCATCCTGCGAGCCTCGAGCGCCTGCGACTTCTCAGGATCTGCTTGTGTTGACTTGAAAGTTGCACCACCAGAGAGGATTCCAGTTCGCTGAGACTTCCTCCAGCCCTTGTGAGCTGTATCGAAAGAGTTGCGCAGAGACTCTGCCTGCTCCTGAGTGAGCGCGTTAGGGTACTCAATGACACCCTGCAATGTGGTCCCACTGCCGAAGAAGTTAGCAGCGTACATCTCGAGGCTCTTGCCTAAAGCCAGGTTCTCCTTCATGGCCGTCACCCTGGACACACCCCTGATGGTGCCAGGCTTCAACAGATCAGGAATGTAGATGACTTCCTCGGAGCTCAGAGGCTTATCTTCACCGACAACAGTGAACATGAGCCGGCCCAATCCATTCCTGGAGACCTCCACCTGATGCGGATTCAACACCACAAGGTTCACGATTTGGCCTGCCCTATTGCTGAAAATCCGTATAAATGCGTTGCCATCAATCAAAAGACTGACAAGAACGCTCTTATAGAAAGTGCTGTGGCCAGGGAAGTTCACATCAGGTTGCGCAACCCAAGAAGGCTTAGGTCTGAACAGTTCGCGGTTGCCGCCATCGCGGTAGTAAACATCTACTGGGAGTGTGCCAATAGTGTCACTGATAAGCGACACCGCAGACCAGACAGCTGCGATCTGGTAGGCATTGTCCTCATTGACATAAGTCCCAGCAACACTGCTAAATACAATGTCATCACCAGTCTCAAAGATTGTCTGGAAACTGATTGCCCTGTCTTCCCAAAGTTTGTTGAATACCACTTATCGCCCCAAAGCCAATCCGATTAGAAGAATGAAAACGCCTGCCACAATCAACCCCACAGGGAGACTGACAAGGATTGCGCCTGCCGTAATAGCCACTGCACCAGTAATCTGAAGAATGTTAGACATCATCACCTATCCAAAGAATTGTGGCACTGGTTCTAGTTTAGCGCCTGTCAGTGCTCTATCTACTGCGAGAATCATTGCTACCGCCCCATCTATCTTCCTAGGGCTGTTCCTTGCGTCTTTCACAATGCGTGGACCCAGGTTGTCAATCTTTGTTACCGCGTTACTTAAGTGTCTTGCGAGCAAAGGATTACCGTCATGGATCAGCCTGGACTCCATAACAGCATCAAATACGCTGGCGCAAGCAGGGACCATTCTCCGAGCAGAAGTGCTTGGCCACTCCACAATAGGCACACCCTGCTCCTCTAAAGCTTGCATAGATCTCTGCCAACGGAAAGGATCGCAAGCAACCTCACGCACTTTAGGGTGAGCCTGACAGAAGTCCAAAACCGTTTGCTCCACCTCGGCAATGTCTACGCGCCAATCATCATCATGCAGGTTCAAGTCTTTCTCCCACGCCTTCACCAGAAACACTTTCACCGGCTCATCATCCTTTGGCACAACAGCACCCACAATCACTGAAGCATCACCAGAGAAGGAACCGTCAAAACCTAGGACAATCTCATCATCAGGTGACACCTCAAACTCTGCCTCGCAAGCCTCCCATGCACCAGAAGGCAACCAAGAAGTCTGCGAAGACACCCACTGGTTGCAGCGCTTAGTCCGAAACTCTGCCTCCGGTGTTCTCCTCACAGCAGACTCAAAATCCGAGACAGCGTTTAGATCCCCAAAGCCAGGATTAGCGATAGCCCAAGTCTCAGGCTTCCGATGGTCTGACTCCTCCGGTGCCTCCCACGCTGCCATGAAGAAACTTGGATCATCAACTTCACCGCGTGCAACCTTCTGGCCGTACTGGTAAAGGCTGAAACAGATTGAGTCTCGCCCCGTCGAATCCATGCGCACACCAGCGGTACTGATCGCAATCAGCGTTGACAGCTTCCCACGCGCACCCATAGCTAGAGAGAAAGTGTCATACAGGTCGCGGTTCTTCTGAGCGTGGAGCTCATCCATCACCGTCATGGTTGGTGACAGACCTTCTTTGGAGTAGGCCTCAGCCGATACCACCCGATACACAGAGCCGAGTTTAGGAAGCTCGATAGCATCCCGATACAGTTTGGTGATTGCGGAAAGGTTTGGGCTTGCCTCAATCATGCGCTTGGCATCTTTGAAAACGATTCTGGCCTGGTCCTTTTCTGCCGCCACGCTGTAGCACTCCCCTCCAGAAGGACCACAGATCAGACCGTAAAGGCCGATTATAGATCCTAAGGCGCTCTTGCCATTTTTTCTCGGCATCAGGATTAGCTGGGACTGGTGCCTGTATCCGCCATTCTCATAAGCAAAGAGATGCTCCAACAGCGACACCTGCCAAGGTCGCAACACCAAACGCTCACCAGTGCGACCAGCCACCGAATCCTTAGTGATGATACCGAAAGCCTGAGCAAACTCTGTTACCGGCTCGAGCCTCCTGCCTGCCTCAATCGCCTTCTCAGGAACAGGAGTCAACCAGCGTGGAGGCCAGCTAGACTGCTCCATCCTCAAACTCCTCAACCCTGTTAGCTCTACGATCCATCAGCTCCTCGAGCTTCGACTTAGCTTTCACCTCAGCCAGGCCAAGGCGAGACCTATCAGAAGGCGTAAACCCAAGCAACGACAGTGAAGTCTGAATCAACTTCTCAGTCTCCAACAGACTCATGTTCACCGGCCTGTTAGTTGGATCGCCAAGAAACTCCTCACGCAAAATCTCGCGCCTATCCAAAAGCTCACAACACATCTGCAACAGCTGCGTATCACTGCGAGGACTAATCCACATACCGCCCACCATGTAGATCTCATCCCACAACTGCTGGCCGGCCTCACCCAAAGGTCGCAACGGTTCCCTGAAGCCACCCTCGATAGTCATCAGCTCACCCTCGCCAGGCATCGCCCTCTTGCCAGGATTCCCCAGCTTTCGTTTCAACTCAATCGGCTTCGCAGGATTAGGCATGAGCTGTCCTCTTTCCAAAATAGGTGTCAATCACTTTGCGTGCAATCTTCTGATTAGGCACAGGTCTTTCCTTCAACCTGGTCAGGCACTCAGCCTTGCCAGGATTCATCTCAACGAACCGCGCACCAGCGTAACGGTAAACAGATCGCTCATCATTGCTCGGATCAGTGTGAATAATCCAAACACCTAAACGCCTCTCAGCCTGAGCAACACCGAGCGCTGCTTTCACCGCAGCCTTCCGAGCTTCACGCGCAACCAAGCGCACCAAATCCGAATACTCAAAAGACTCAGTGCCATCAACCGACAACGCCAAAGCAATCCGGTCCATGTCAACGATGATGTCCCCTGGCTTTGCGCTCTCGCGTATGAAAGTTGACTTGCCACCACAAGGTGGACCAGTCACCACAGTCAACATACTCCCTAGGGTACCCCAAAAGCTTTGAACTGCGGATACCTACAAGTCGGTGGCTACGGGGTGCTGGTGGCTGGGACTAGCATGATTGACCCCACCCCTGTATAAAGCCGGTGGCAGGGGTGTGGTTGCGTGGTTGTGCAGTCGAACGCCTGTGCGGACTGCTTTCGTTTGATTTCTTGGTCTGTGTTGGTGGTGTTGGTGGTGCTGGCCCCCTGCCGGCCCCTCCCCCTCCCCCTACCTGGGTGATGTGATTGTTTTGTTTCCTTTGCTTTGATTGCAGAAAGCATGAGTGATGGCTAGGGGTGATGTGGGATCTGATGGGTAGATGTGGTCTGCTTGTCCGGTTCCAGGTGGCACTACCCTGCCGCACAGGTAGCAGATACCTCCCCTGGTTTTCAAAAGCATGGCCTTCTTTCTATATAAGCTGTCATATAGCGTGGCCTTCTTTGCTTTCCTTGCTGGGTCGTTGTCGCGGATTCTATTGCGAGCCTTCTCCTTCTCGAGGTGGCAAGCTCTGCAAGTAGCAGCGCGCGACAGAACCCCACACTCAATGCAAGGCTTATTGAATGTCATGGTGTCCAGTCGTTCTCTCTGCGCATAGACAACTCCCATCCTCCTTGTGACTGGTCTCCTTCTCTTTGTTTGCGGTCATACCATGTTTGGTTTCTTTGGAAGGTGGAGTTATTGCGGAATCTGTAGGTGGTGTCGGACTTGATGGTGGATGAGTTGTCATGGTGTGTTTTCACATCCATGTAGTTGATGTAGATCGCGTGGTATTCGCACCTTCTCATGTAGTCCGAGTCTTCAAAGTAGGCAGGGTAGAAAGCTTCATCCCAAAGTCCTACCTTCTGGATGACCTGTTCACCTACAGCGAAAGCGTGGAAGTGTGGGAAGTCTGTCAGCAGTGTGAGCTCGTCAGGTAGCGCATTGGCAAGCTTCTGCAGTTCCCCAGGCTGGAAGAACATGTCATTAGATGCGAAGGTCCAATGAGTGTCTAGAGGGAAGAGTTTGATGCCGAGATTCCATGAGGCGGCCACACCAAGGTTAGATGGCATAGGCAGATAGGTGGTGTGCTCTACACAGTCTGGGATGTTCAGCTGTTGGTCCTCGTCAACATAGGCTGCACCGTTGTCAATGATGAGCAGGTGGCCGATGGGATAGTCAAGGCTGTCCAGGAATCGTTGCAGGAGATCGTAACGGTTCAGCACTGGGACAATCAGGTTAGGGATCACCAGGCTCACCGTCACTGTCGCTTGCCAAGAAAGAGTGTCTCTTCCTTGTAGTAGCTCCCTGTCGGCATTGTGTATTGTTCCAGCTCAAACCCTGCAGCTTTCACCGCTTCAGCAATTACCTTGTGAGGGACAGCAATGTCAGGAACATCAAGCTCCTCTGTATAACCAATCTGCTCACCATCACCATCAGGTGTGAACACAACGATAGCGATGCGTTCCTGCGCTGAAGCTACAGCGTTATCAAGGACAAGCTTCCAGTCCCTGTTGTGTTCAATCACTCCCCTAATCCAAAGACCAGGAGTGTTGGACCGGTACTCACGCAGGTCAGCCACAATGTCCGCATGCTCTGAAGCCGTGCCGTCAATGCCAATGTAGGGTCCGTCATGAACTGTTTTGAACCAGCCTCTACCACAACCCCAGTCCTCAACGGCTAAACCCTTGAGGAAGTCAGCGCCAATCTTGTAGGTCACTGTGTCGCCGTATTCAGCGAGAGAAGCATCTTTGCGATACCAGGCACCCCAGCGGTCAAGGTAAGAATCTTTAGTCATAACGTGTTTTCTTTCGGCTCAAAAACGAATATGTGTGACAGCTCCTCCGGCTGGTCTTCTAAGTGTAGAACTTTACACCCCGGAAACAATGACAACACATCATTCACTGTGAAATCGTGCAAATGATACGCATTGAAATGCTTGGTCGGCCGCGTAGGAACCGAAACAAGAATAATGCGGGAGTTCGCCATAAGTTCATCGGCCAAGTGTTGTGGAAACTTTAAATGCTCTAAAGTTTCGAAACAAACAGCCACATCAAACTTAGAGTCAAGCTTGTAAGTGTTCAGGTCAACA